AGGCCCCGCCCGGTTCAAGCCCGGAAGTGCCCACCGACAGAAAAAATAAATAGAAGGGAGCAAACGATGACAAAGTTCAGCATCATGTTGTTTGGCATTGACAGCTATACGAAAGAAAATATGTATCTGCCGTATAAGCTGGAAGCAAAAAATGCGAATGCGGAAGTCCGCGAAGCGAGGAAACGCGCAAAGAGTGCCTATCCTGAGTTCATCGAAGACGGTGATCCTGACGTGGAGGTGGTGAGAAGATGAAACTTTCTGCACTGGCTGCCCAGATTAAGGGCTGCGGGCATTGTGAGGTAATCAACAACGGCGGAAGGATTTTCGTTGGCACGGGAAGTGCCTTTTACTGCATGGACGGCTATCCAAGAACACAGGACGCGGGAGAGCTGGGCGCTATGCTGGGCATTCCGCAGAAGAAGATGAAAAATATCTTCTACCACGAAGAGTACACCATGGATGGCAAGCTGTACGGCGTGAGGTGGGACGATGAACCGGAACATGAAGGAACCACCTCGACTTGCAGGACTTGGCTGCCCAGGAAGCAGCGGAGAAAGCCAAGCAGATTAAAAATCGGGAGGAAAAATAATGGATGCTGTAGAAAAAGATGTCCGTTTGCTGGTCAAAAAGGAGCTGAGAGCCGCAAACCAGAATTTTCCGATGTTCCATAGTGCACATGAAGGCTGGGCGGTGATCCGGGAGGAAATGAGCGAAGCAGATATGGAGCGTTATCTGCTGAATCAGTGGATCGAATACCGGCTGTGGAATGAAGTAAAAGGAGATTTGCAAATCCCGAAAGAAGACCTGAAGGAAATGCAGTATCATGCCGTGCACATGGCGGTTGAAGCAATCCAGCTAGCGGCGATGATCTGCAAGCTGGAACGGAGCCAGCGCCGGTGGCCGGAGAAGATAAGAGAACTCTAAAGAAAGGCGGAAAGCATCATGAACTTGACCGAAGAAACCATCGAAAAGGCAGTCAGCTGGTGGGCAGGAAAGCTGATTGACAGTCAGCCCCACAGCAACGGGGATGATAGCGTCAATTCCGTTATGGCGTGTTTCATTGCAGACGCGAAACGGCAGGACGTTACGCTAGATCAGTTAAACGTGTTTAAAAAGGCTTTGAGCAAGCACATTAAAGAAGGCGCGACAGAGAGAATTTTTAATCTTTCCATCGTGTGCGACTATGGCCCGTGCAAGATGCTGGCGGATGCTGCGAATGAAGCAGGCATCAGCACAGCAAACTTCCCGTTCAAAACCGTGATGTTTCTTTCCGAAAAAGAGGGTATTGTGGTGCGCGACGGATACGGCGCTCCACCCGTCAGGATTTGAGGTGACAGCATGGACAAGAAAATAGATACCCCGGCGGAAGTCGAAACCGTTACGGTGACAATGAGCCGCCCGGTGGCGGAAGCTGTGCAGGCTGCTTGCGAGATGTATCTACGCCTGCACATGGGCCAGTTTAATGATCTGGCAGAAGACCTCTGCATGGCGAAGCACTATGCCGATATGGATGCAAAGCGATTCAAAAACGCAGAGGACGAAAAAGAAGATTTTTACCGGGCACTGGAAAATCGGAACATGATGCAGGACGACATGGATAGAGCTTATCAGATGTTTGCCTGTCACCCACTTATCGAAGACGGTATGCGCATTCCGTACCGGGCAGAACAGGTCTGGTTTGGTATCCGTCATGCGCTGGCGTGGCACGATAAGCCGGAGGGCGACTGGACGAATGTGAGCTTTGACAAGCCGCTGAACCGGTCGGATCAGCCGCAACCCACTGTGAAGCTGACAACCACCGCAGATCATGAGCCGAAGCGTGATGAAAAGAAAGCAAAAGGCGGGAGAACAAAAAAGTGAGAAGAGATGTCGAGATAAGAATTTGCGATCGTTGCAAAAAAGAAATAATACTGGATCGGCACAAAAGCGGCTATTCGGAAGCTCTCAGGGCGTGGAAAGAAGGGCCAATCAAAGACACTGACCTTTGCCCAGAGTGCTACAAGCTGTACTCCGAAACGATGACTAAATTTTGGAGGGCAGAAAACAATGGTTAAAGAAATCTGCGAAAGGTGCGGAAAGGCCTATGAAGCCGGTCCGAACACCCACTACTGCAAGGAATGCAGAAAAGAAATCTTCCGTGCGGCGGCAAAACAGAGAAATCTTTCCGCTATGGGACACGCTGCAAGAAAGGAAAAAGCAAATGAGCGAAAGAATGATAATTGATGCCCTGCCGGTCAGAAATAATATTCTGCTGGGAATCGTGGCAACTAACACGGGAAATGCGGTTGTGGATGCGATGATTCAGGGGGCGTTAAGAGCTTGTCTTGAAGAGTTGGACGATGCACCGAAGGTGGAAGTGCAGGAATGGCGGCGGGCGAGTGATCCGCCGCCCACCCACAATGAAACTTGGAATGATGGGAATGAAACCTACTCCGGCGAAACCAGTATGAAGGTCTGGGCACATTGCGCAGATGGCACTCAGCATGAAGCACACTATGAAATTCACGACGGAACCGGGCAGTGGTTTGTTGAAGGCCAAGATGACAGATTCGATGAACACGGCAATGTAACGCACTGGATGTACTACCCGGCGGCACCGAAAGACTAACTGCCAGAAAATGGCAAAAAGCATAACCTAAAGGGGCGAAAGTCCTCTTTAGGGAGCTTGTATACCCGTTATTTCTGTGACTGTGCTGGTCCACAGAAGAAAAATAAACACAGGAAGTTGACCGGGGCAGGAGGTGATAGGGATGCGCAGAAACTATATCAGAGAAAAAAAGATTATCTGTGGTGATAGTTATATGGCTGTGTGTCTCTACGCCATTACCCCGCAGGAACGGAACACCAGAGGGAAGAAGCAGAAGAAGTCCGGCGAAAGACAGAAAGCCAGAAACAAAATGTCCTCTCTGCGGAAAAAGCAGAGGAAAGTTGTTACAAACTTCACAAAAGACGGGTTCTTCCTGTCTGGGACGTTTGAAGAAATCTTTCTGCCAGACGATTTTCTAGGATGCGTCCGGGAAGTAAAAAACTATAAGCGCCGTGTAATTGCTGCAATCTGCAAACGGTTCAAGATTGCCCGGGAGAAAATCAAAATGATGCTCTGGGCTGTGCGCAAGGGCAAAGATGGCCGTTTACATATGCACGGCTTTGTAGAGTGCATCGGGCTTGACCAGATCGACCGCCGCGAAGTGCGCGAAATGCTGGAAGACCTCTGGCGTCGCCGTATTCCCGGAACAAACGAGTATGAAAGTCTGGGAACCATGAATGCGGATCGCATTGACATGAAAAAAATTCTGGGAACAGACCAGACAACGCAAGGCAAGTACGGAACGGTCGGGTATATCTACAACCACACAGAGCGTGTCTGCATCGAAACCAAAAACCTGATTTTGCCGGAAGAGCAGGTACCCAATGACACGAAGTGGAGTAGAAAACAACTTCGGGACGCCTGCGGCGATATGCAGAATGACGCCTATTGGTGGAGCCAGCGTTTCCCGGGCTGGAAACTGGAAAAGAGCGTTGTTTACGATCCGGGGGAACTGCACCAGTCTGACAAAACCCGGGAAGACGGCTGGGAAGTAACGGAAGCGCAATGCTATGCCATTCTGAGCCGGAAATGGTAAAGGGGGAGACATGAGCACAAGGCTGAACCTTGAAGACCTGCCGCCGCGCTACCGGGCGCAGGCAGAAGCACAAATCGCACGGCGAACAAGGGGAAAGTGTACCACGGCGCAGCAGACGTTGGCGGATGCGGCAAAGTCTGCTGGGAAAATCGGGAGAACTTTCGAGAGCCGGGGAGAGTACGAGTATTACATATCCGTGGTGGTGCCGGGCATTGAATCCGGCAGGATCATCAAGGCAACGCCGCACGTTGCCTTTCCTCTGCTGCCTGCAAAGGAGTATGGCAATGTAAAACTGCCAGCGGCGCGATACACGGCAGACTATGTGCTGGTGTATACTGACGGCACGGTGGAAGTGGTGGAAATCAAGTCAAAATTCACCCGGCGGGCACAGCGGGACTATATTTACCGCCGAAGACTGTTTATTGACCTGATCGCAGAGCCAAAAGGCTATAAGTTCACAGAAATCATCACGCCGGACAGCAAGGATGAAATCCGGGAGTGGAAACGCCTTGCAAAACAGGCAGGGTGGTACACTACACACAATCAATGTGAATAGAGGTGACTGCGTTGCTTGCGTTATATCTAAGTGTGCTTGATGATCGAAACTTTGAAGAAGATTTTACCGAGGTGTACAATACATACAAACGGCTGGTTTACCATACCGCTTACAAAATCATGGATGATTCGTATCTGGCAGAGGATGTGCTACAAGAGGTATTTTTGTACGTTGCAAAAAATTTTTCTAAAATTCATCGAGAAAACTGTCACGAACTCGCTGCTTATCTCGTTAGTTGTAGTAGAAGCCGTGCATATGATATGCTTCGCAAACAACGAGAAGAATTGCTGGAAGATGTCCCAAACGAACCAGATGCCGCTCCGGTGCCGGATGATGCAGCAGTTAGCACCGATAACATTGAACGTCTAACAGAACTGATTGGCCAAATGAAACCGATGTACCGTGATCCGCTACGCCTTTTGGCAATGGGATATACAAACCGTGAGATTGCAAAATCGCTGGGATTAACGGATGAAGTGGTACGAACACGGCTCTTTCGAGGACGAAAACTATTATGGAAGGAGATGAACAGCCATGAGTGAGCGGACAGACATTTCATTTGATGCGGCTTTGATGATGGCACTTCGTGCAGATGCGCAAAGAGAACTGGATTCGCTTCCAACGCCAAAGCAGTTTGAGGAAATCTACCCAGATACGTCCCAATGGGACGAACGAATGACAGAGGCCTTAAAGAAGAAAAAGCACCACCCAGTGTTGAAACGAGTACTAATTGCGGCATTGACACTCGTAATGCTGACGGTTGGTGCTCTTGCGGTCAGCGCTGATTTCCGCAGGGCAGTCTATACGATGATTCAAAAATTTCTGCCCATTGAGATGCAGCTGACTTATCAGGTGGATGGCGAACCGCTGGAGTGGCTCCCGGATGGATACAGCGACCATTATGTGCCGAACGGCTTTGAAATGGACGATGTGCAGAAATTTGAGCGAGCAGAAAACTTTTTACATGTTTACTCGTCAAAAGAAACAGAGGAAAGCTACACAGTCCGTTGCTCAATTATCCAGCCAGGGCAGCAGTCCCTGTTTGATAATGAGCATACAGTGTACGAAACCGTAAAGGTCGGAGAAGCAGATGGTGTACTTGGAACCAGTACGGATGAACATGGAAAGAATGTTTATACTCTAAGTTGGGAACATCGGGGGATTACACATACCGTTATGGGAAACATTCCATACGATGAGATTATGAAAATTGCGGAAGGTATCCGTTAAGAAAGCTGGACACTTGTGAGAGTTCACAAATGTCTGGCTTTCTTTTTGTCTGAACTTACAAAGATGGAAAATTTGAAAAATTTTCTCCTGAAAATTGAAACGAAGCGAATGCGAATTGCGTTGATTAT